GTCTCGATCCGCCTCGGCGTCGAGGGCAAGGCGGAGGTCAAGCGCGCCTTCGACGAGGTCGGCAAGGCAGGGCAGGATGCGTTCCGCGGTGTCGCGACCTCGATGGACGCGGCGGGCGCTGCGGCCGACCGCGAGACGCAGCGGCTCCAGCGGCTGGCCCAGGCCGCCAAGCAGGCCGCCGCGGCCGACCAGGCGCAGCGTAGCTTCAATGCCGTCCTCGGGGTCAGCACCGCGCCGCCGAAATCGGCGCGCGAGTCGGCCGACGTGTTCGAGCAGACAGCAAAAGCTGCGGAAGATCTGCAACGGCGGACCGATGCGTTGCGGGCGCAAATCGATCCGCTCGGCGCCGCGCAAAAGAAGCTCTATGCCGAAATCGCGGAAGCCAACACGCTCTACAAGTCCGGCGCCATTACGGCCAAGGAACAGGCCGCAGCGCACGCGCTCGCGCAGCAGCGCTATGAGGCGACCGCACGATCGCTTGGCAGCGTCGGCGGTCAGTCGCGCCTCACGGCCGCGCAGCTGACGAATCTGAGCTATCAGCTCAATGACGTTTTCGTTAGCCTTGCGTCGGGCCAACGCCCCTTGATGGTGCTGATCCAGCAAGGTTCGCAAATCGCCCAGGTCATGGGTCCGGTCGGCGTGACCGGCACGATCAAGGGCGTCACTGAGGCGATCACATCTATCGTCACACCCGCGCGCTTCGCCGCCGGAGCGATCATTGGCATTGCCGTCGGAGCGGCAACCGCCTACGAGACCTTCCTGCGGCACCAGAAGCAGGTCGAGGCTGCGCTGCTCGGGGCCGGCCGCATCGCGGGCGCAACGATCGGCGACATCAACCGCATCGTGGCGGCCGGCGCGAGTGCGGGCAATGTATCGGTCGCCGCCGCTCGCGACATGGCGATCGCGTTCTTGCGGACCGGCAGGATCGGCAAGGAGCACTTCGAGAGCCTGATCGCCGTCGCCAAGAACTATGCCGTGACAGTCGGGACCGACGTGGATGGCGCAGTCAAGGCGCTCGCCGACGCCTTCGCCGATCCGGTCCGCGGCGCAGAGACCCTCAACAATCAGCTTGGCTTTCTTGACGACCGGACCCGGCAGTATATCCGCCGGCTGGTCGAGCAGAACGACCGCACATCCGCCCAGCGCGTCCTGCTCGATGCGATGCGCGGCAGCCTGGCCAATGCGGAAACTGCGACGACCGCGCTGAGCCGGGCCTGGGACGCAGTCAAGCGCGCTGCTTCCAATGCGTTCGACGCAGTCGGGCGCGTCATCGACCGGGCGAGCGGCGGCGGGAGCCCGGAGGAGCAGCTAGCGCGAATCGAACAGCAGCTGGCCGCGCTCTCGCGCGGGGGCGGCGCGCCGTCATCCGTGCTCGCCAATCTGCGGCGGCAAGCCGATGAACTGCGTGCCAAGATCGCCGACGCCCGCAGGCAAGCGGACATCGGCCGCATCGAGGCGGACGCGCGCGAGCTCTCGCTCAAGGTGGGTGACGCGGTCCGCCAGGTCGTTCCCGGCGCCGAGACCATCCGCCAGCTCGAAGGCTTGCGCTCCTCGCTCGGCCGTCTGCTCGAAGACCCGCTTGCCGCGCGTCACGTCGACAATCTGCGGGACGTCGAGAACGCCTACCGGCGCGTGACGCAGGCGCTGGAAAGCTATTCCGGCGAGAACATCCGATTCCTCGACCCGCAGGAACGAAAGCTCCGCCTTCAGCAGATCGAAATCGCGCTGATCAACGCGACGACGCCGGCGCAGCGCGCGGCGCTCGAGGCCGAGCGCGCCCGCATCGAACTGATCGGCCAGTCGGTCACGCCGGAACAGGCCGCGCTGTCGGTGCAGCAGGCGCGGCAGCGCGTGTTCGCCGAGACCGCGCGCTTCATCCGCGACTATGTGCGTGACCAGCAGTTCGCCATCGAACAGACGCAGGCAGAAATCACCTTCATCGGCAAGAGCGTCGAGGAGAAGGATAAGTTCATTGCCCGTCTCAAGGCCGAACAGGACCTGCGCCGACAGGGCATTTCCGCCGCAAGTGCCGAGGGGCAGATGATCCTCGCCAATGCCGGACGGCAAGCAGCCCTCAACGCGCAACTCGATCGTGCGCGCGAACTGGTGCAGGGCTGGCAGAGTGTCTTCGATTCATCGATGAACCGCTTCGCAGACCTGTTGGTGCAAGGCCAGCGCGACTGGCAATCCTGGCTCGATGCCGGCCGCGCGGCGATCGCTGACATTCACCGCGAGCTGCTCAAGCTCGCCGTGCTCAATCCGCTCAAGAACCTGCTGTTCGGAACGGGTGCGCCGACCCTGTCGACGGCTGGCGGTCTCCTCGGCAGCTTGTTCGGAGGTGGCGGTACCGGCTTCGGCCCGGTCGCCTCGGCTGCACGCCTGTTCGGTTCGCCGATCTATCACCTTGGCGGCGTTGCAGGAGACGTGGCTCCGATGCGCTTCGTTCCGGCAAGCGTGTTCCGAGGAGCGCCGCGTCTCCATGACGGCGCGTTTCTTTCGCCCGACGAGGTCCCTGCCATCCTGCAGCGCGGCGAACGCGTGCTCTCGCGCGAGGAGACGCGTCGCTATGCAGAGCGCGCCTCAACCGCCCAGCCGGTCGTCAACGTCGTGATCCAGACGCCGAGCCCGGCAGCCTTCCAGGCGAGCCGAACGCAGATCGCGGCCGACCTCGCGCGCGCCGTGCGCATGGGGACGCGCGGCATGTAATCTTCTTCCAATTTTTGGAATTTCGTGCCAGAAGTGAACCATGATCGTGATCGGCACGGAGGTGGTGGAAAGCTACTTTGCCCACCGTGCCGGCCACAAAGGGATCAAGGCGGCGCGGTCACAATATGACGCTTGGCTTCACATTGTTGGCGGCGCGCAATGGCGGACGCCTGAAGATGTCAAGGCATCATATCCGAAGGCGAGCATTCTCAAAGGCACTCGGGTCGTGTTCAACATCAAGGGCAATGACTACCGGCTGATTGCGCGCGTTCAGTATCAGGCGAATGTCATTGCGATTCGGTTCTTCGGCACGCATGCCGAGTACGATGAGGTCGATGCGGAGACGGTGTAATGGATGCAACCTTGATCGTCATCGACAGCGACGCGGAGCTTGCGCGCGCCCGTCGCCTGGTCGAGCGGCTCTGGGATTCGAATGATCCGGCCGACCTCGCGCGGCTCGAGGCTCAGGCGCGCCTGATCGCCGCCTACGAGGAAGGCAAGTGGCCGCGCCGAGCGCCCAGCGTCCCGGACCTGATCCGCCATCTCATGGACCAGCATGGCTTGAAGCGCGCTGACCTCGTTCCGCTCCTTGGCACCCCGAGCCGGGTGAGCGAAGTCCTGAGCGGCAAGAAAGGCTTGAGCATGGCGATGGTGCAGCGCCTGCGTGCCCGTTTCCGCATTCCGGCTGACCTCTTGCTTTCGCCGCCGCGAAAGCCGCCGTCTCGACGCTCGGCCAAGCGCGCCGCGGCCTGACTTCAAACCTCCGGCTTTCCGCCTCCACGCGCCTGCGCTCGCGACAAGCGGGCGCGGGCACGACCGGCTATCGCTTACATCCGTGCCGCAACCATTCCTCGACATCTCGTTTCCGCCGTTCGTCGCGCGCGGCGCAACGGGCGGGCCATCCTTCTCGACCAATGTCGTGTCGCTCGCCTCGGGCGCCACATTCTTTGGGCGAACGCGCGTGGCAAGTGGAACATCTCGACCGGCATTCGCACCCGCGAGCAGATGCTCGACGTGATCGCGTTCTTTCATGTCGTGAAGGGCCGCGCCTATTCGTTCCGCTTCAAGGACTGGAACGATTTTTCGGCGACCGACCAGCTGATGGTCGAGGTGACGCCCACGGTCTGGCAACTCGTCAAGCGTTACGCGATCGGTGGCTTCGAGCACATCCGCACCATCGCCAAGCCGGTCGCCGGCACGGTCGCGGTCAAAGTCGGCGGCGTGTCGACGACCCCGTCCAGCATCGACCACCTGACCGGCCGCGTCACCTTCGCGTCCACGCCCTCCTCGGCGCCTACCGCAAGCTTCGAATTCGACGTGCCGGTGCGGTTCGATACCGACCAACTGCCGGTGCAAGCCAACGCCTTCGACCAGCAGGTTGTCTCCCAAATCGACCTGATCGAGGTCCGAGAGTGACCCATGCGCGATCTGACCGCGTCCATGCAGGAGAAGCTCGCGAGCGGGCTTACCACGTTCTGCCATTGCTGGCTGCTGGCGCGGACTGACGGCATCAAGCTCGGCTTCACCGACCATGACGATGACCTGACATTCGACGGCGTGACCTACGAGGCGTTTGCCGGCATGACCGCTTCGGCCGTGACCCAGACGCTCTCCTTGAACGTCGACACCATGGACATTGCGGGCGCGCTGCAGAGCGATCATCTGAACGAAGCCGATCTCGCCGCAGGTCTCTACGACAACGCGGTACTCACGCTCTATCTCGTCGACTGGACCGATGTCGCCGACCGCGACATCGTCTTTGCCGGCTCGGTCGGGGAGATTTCGCGAGGGCTCAACGCCTTCACCGCCGAGATGCGCGGCCTTTCGCACGTGCTCAACCAGGAGCGCGGGCGCATTTATCAGCGTTCCTGCGACGCCGATCTCGGCGACAGCCGGTGCACAGTCAATCTCAACGCGCCGACCTACAAGGGCAGCGGCACCGTCGACGGCGTGAGCTCGAACCACATATTCTCGGCGAGCGGGCTCGACGGCTTCGCCGACGGCTGGTTCACCGGCGGGAAACTTGTGTGGACGAGCGGAGCCAATGAGGGCGCCGCCATTGAGATCAAGACTCACGTCAACACCGGCGCCGAGGTGTCGTTCGAACTGTGGGAGTCGATGGCCTTCGACATCGCAACTGGTGACACATTCACGGTCACGGCGGGCTGTGACAAGAGCCTCGATACCTGCATTTCCAAGTTCAACAACGTCGCAAACTTCCGCGGCTTCCCCTTCATTCCGGGCAACGACGCGGTCGTGGCCTATCCCAACACCGGCGATCGCAACGATGGCAAGTCAAGGATCGGCGGCGCCTGAGATCACCCGCGCCGCGATCGTCGCCGAAGCGCGCTCGTGGATCGGCACGCCCTACCGCCACCAGGCCTCGCTCAAGGGCGCGGGCTGCGACTGCCTCGGTCTGATCCGCGGCGTCTACCGCGCCTTCTGCGGTCCCGAGAAGGAGCCGATCACACCCTATTCGCCCTACTGGGCGGAGGAGACGGGGCAGGAGACCTTGCGCGATGCCGCCCGCCGGCACCTCACTGAGATCGATCCGGCGTCATACCGCGACGGCGCGCCGCTCGATGCAGGCGATGTGATCCTCATTCGCGTGCGCGACCGCGGGCCGGCCAAGCATGCGGCAATCACGTCCGGTCCGGACTCGATCATCCATGCCTATGAGCGTCACGCCGTCGCCGAGGACGCGCTGCCCGCCGCCTGGCGCCGGCGCATCGCCTATGCGTTCCGCTTTCCGGGCATTGCGGGATAACCATGGCTTCGCTCGTGCTCACGGTTGCCGGCTATGCGGTTGCCGGCCCGGTCGGCGCGCTTGTCGGTTCCTTCGCCGGGAGCTTTATCGACCGCAAGCTGTTCACCCCTTCGCCCGCCAACATCGACAATATTCAGGAGGGCCCGCGGCTCACCGATCTCTTTGTCACCTCGTCGAGCGAAGGCGCGCCCATCCTGCGCGTCATCGGCCGCATGCGCGTGAGCCCGCAGATCATCTGGGCGACCAACTTTCGCGAAGTGGTCGAGGTCTCGACGCAGACGCAGACGACCTCCGGCGGCGGAGGCGGCAAAGGCGGCGGTGGAGGCGGCGGTGGCGGACCTTCCACCGTCACGACCAAGACGACGACCTATCTCTATTTCGTGTCGTTCGCGCTGGGCCTCTGCGAAGGACCGATCGTCGACATCGGCGGCGTCTGGGCGGACGGCAAGCCGCTCGACCTGTCGCAGTACACTTGGCGGCTGTACAAGGGCGACGAGACGCAGGGGCCCGATCCCAAG